GTTACAGAGGTAGACCCAGATGGCGATGACTCCAGAAGCGAAAGTTAAGAAAAAAGTAGTAGCAATCCTCAAGGAATTGGGGGCTTACTATTTCTATCCAGTGACTGGTGGTTACGGCATCAGCGGTGTGCCTGATATTGTTGGTTGTTACCAAGGATCGTTTTTTGGTATAGAATGTAAAGCAGGGAAAAATAAACCCACTGCATTACAGGAAAAGAACTTAAAAGCAATCGCAAGTAACGGCGGCATATCGCTCGTCATAAACGAAACGAATATAGATGAGGTGAAACGCAATCTAGTGCAGATACCTTTTGGTAGTTAGGTTTCGACATATCAACTTAACTACGATGTAGGGCGGTTATCTCCATGGCTGTGCCTATGTAAGTCCTGAGCATGACTTATCAAAACTGCTCACCTTATGGAGGATTAAATGTTATGCCCGAAATGTGCATCTAAAACCGATGTAAAAGATTCTCGCCCCAAAAGTTTCGAGGGGTTTCAAACGACCAGAAGGCGAAGGGTGTGCCAGAGTTGTAGCCACTTGTTCTCTACAATAGAAATGCTTATGGAAGCCACACGGCCAGCCCCGAAACCACCCGCACCAAAACCTGTTAAGAAAAGAACACCGTGGCAATCCAAAAGATCAAAAGGTAGACCCAGAACTAAGTTAGAGGATTTGGACAATATGACTGACGAACAACTGGAAGCGTGGATGAACTCGGGCGACCCACTATTGGATGAGTTATGAGATTAGTTATGAACAGTGACGCAGGCGAACTACAAAAAAGAATAGACCAAGGTGTCTGCGTGAAGTGCAAAACAACAATAGATTATTCCGTTAACCCTGCGGTGTGTAAGGCTTGTGGCTTGACAATACACAACGCACAAACAACCAAGGACATGCGTGATGAACGAAAGAGAACTTAGAGAGTGGCTGGATACATGCCCCTCTAATGCGTGGACTATCATCAAGGAAGTAAGCAATGAGGATAACATTGTAGTCCAGTTTGAGATAGTCCGACCTGATGAAAGGCAGTTGGAACTACCTTTCGATAACTAGCCTTAAGGAGAACATTATGGCTAAGCGTAAGACCAAGAGTGAGAAGGTATGGAAGTATCTTCTCAAGAATAAGACTGCGACTACCGCAGAAGTAGCGAAGGCAACAGGCGTTTCATACAACTACTGCTGGACGCTGATGAACAAGGTAGGCACACCAAAAGAAGTTTTTGAGCAGGATACTAAACAGCCCGCGCAGCGGCTGAGGTCATCCATTCTTCTCGAAGCAGAAGCGTTGGTGTCTAAGGACAGGGAAGCAGAGCATGGCGATGCCAATTCTAATTGGGAAACGGCGGCGGCATACTGGAACACCCACCTTGGGCTGACTGACTTTATCCAGCCGAAGGATGTGCCTGTAATGATGGCATTGCTGAAGTTTGCAAGGATGTCTCAGAACTCTACCAATGTCGAAAACTATCGGGATGCCGCAGGTTATCTGGCTCTCGCTGGTGAGTCGGCGAAGGAAGGGTAATTATGGACTTAATTACTCTGGATTTTGAAACTTACTACAGCAAGGAATTTTCGCTTAGTAAGATGACAACAGAAGAGTATGTGCGCGACCCGAGGTTTGAGGTAATCGGCCTCGGTGTCAAGCGCAACAACGAAGAAACGGAGTGGGCAAGTGGAACTCACGAACAAATTAAGGAGTATCTGCAATCATTCGATTGGTCGGATACTATGTTACTGTGTCATAACACCATGTTCGATGGCGCTATTCTTAATTGGGTGTATGATATTCGCCCTCGCGTGTATGCCGATACTATGTGTATTGCCCGTGCTATACACGGGGTTGAAACTAGCGCAAGTCTCAGGGCGGTTAGTGAAAAGTATAATATCGGTGCAAAGGGAACAGAGGTTATACAGGCACTCGGCAAGAGGCGAGAACACTTTACGGAAAGTGAACTAGCCCGATACGGTGACTACTGCGTCAACGATGTAGAACTGACTTACAAGTTGTTTACCATTATGGCAAACGGCTTCCCTCGACAGGAACTAAAACTCATAGACCTCACTTTGCGTATGTTCATCCAGCCTACGCTTGAGTTGGACTTGGGGCTACTGGAACAACATCTCACCGAAACTCGTGACCGTAAGGATGCTTTACTAGAGAGTGCCGGGGTATCCAAAGAAGACCTCATGTCTAATCAGAAGTTTGCAGAAGTGCTAGAAGGTCTAGGGGTTAAACCGCCAACGAAGGTTAGCCCCACGACAGGTAAGGAGACTTTTGCTTTTGCCAAGACAGACGAAGCGTTCAAGGCTCTGGCTGACCACGAGAATGACGATGTGCAGTCGCTAGTCGCCGCACGGCTGGGCACGAAGTCTACGCTGGAAGAGACACGGACACAGCGGTTCATTGATATAGCCAAGCGCGGAACTCTGCCTGTGCCTGTTAGATACTACGCCGCGCACACTGGTCGCTGGGGTGGTGATGACAAGATAAACCTACAGAACTTACCTAGTCGTGGCCCCAACGGTAAGAAGTTGAAGCGCAGTATCATCTCACCAGAAGGCTACACTCTGATAGACGCAGACTCAGCACAGATTGAGGCTAGGGTATTGGCGTGGCTTGCAGAGCAGGACGATCTTGTTAGTGCGTTCACTAACGGAGAAGATGTTTATGTGAAGATGGCATCGCGTATCTACGGATGTAGCGAAGAGGAAGTAACCAAAGACCAGCGGTTTGTTGGTAAGACCACTATCCTCGGTGCTGGCTATGGTATGGGTGCAGTCAAGTTCCAAGCGCAACTTAAGAACTTTGGGTTCGAGATGGACTTGGATGAAGCACGGCGTGTCATCAATATCTACCGTGACGCTAACTGGAAGATCAACCAACTGTGGCGTGATGCACAAAATATGGTGAAGAACCTGTCGCGTGGTGATGCAGTGCAGTTTGGTAGGCAGGGCATACTAGATGTTGTTCCCGCCGAATCCGCTGTAAGGCTACCATCTGGTTTGTTGTTACGGTATGACGATCTGCGGTTCGATCAGACCGATAAGGGTATGGAATTTCACTATAAAACACGGCGAGGTCGCACTCGTATCTATGGTGGAAAGGTAATAGAGAATGTCTGCCAAGCGATAGCGCGTTGCATTATTGGTGAGCAGATGCTAAAAATTGCTAAGAAATACCGCGTTGTATTAACCGTGCATGACTCTATTGTGGCGTGTGTCCGAGACGAGGAAGTCCAAGAAGCACAAGCGTTTGTCGAAGAGTGTATGCGGTGGAGACCTGACTGGGCTGATGGGTTACCTATCAACTGTGAGTCTGGAACAGGCAAGTCGTATGGAGATTGCGAGTGAGCATAGCCCCTTGGTCTTTCAGCAAGATAAAGTCTTTTGAACAGTGCCCTAAACAGTTCTACCATCTCAAGGTGGTTAAAGACTATTCAGAGCCTGAGACCGAGGCTATGCGCTACGGCACGGAGTTTCATAAAGCCTGTGAAGAATATGTCCGTGACGATATTCCGATCCCAAAAAAATTTGACTTTGTGAAGCCCACTTTAGATTCCCTACTTTCCAAGCGTGGCGAGAAGTTATGCGAATACAAGATGGGGCTTACTGCCAACCTTGATCCGTGCGGTTTCTTCAGTGATGAGGTGTGGTGGCGCGGCATCGCTGACCTTGTAATTTTAGACAACAACCTAGCGTGGGTCATTGATTACAAGACTGGTAAGTCGTCACGGTATGCAGACAAAGGCCAACTTGAACTTATGGCTATGGCTACCTTCAAGCATTTCCCACAAGTAAAGAAAGTAAATGCTGGACTTTTATTTGTAGTGTGTAACGATTTAGTTAAGGACTCATACGATGTAAATCGTGAGTCTGACTTATGGAATAAGTGGCTAAGCATGTATTCCAAGATGGAGAAGGCTATGGAGACAGGGGTATGGAATCCTAATCCAAGCGGCCTGTGTAAGCGGCACTGTGTTGTTACAGAGTGCGTTCATAATGGGAGAAACTGATGCCCTACAAAAATAAACCTAGACCCTACAAAAAAGAATACCAGCAACAGAAGTCTCGTGGTGAACACGCAGACCGTATGGAAAGACAACGCGCACGGCGTAAGATGGATAGAACAGGTAAAGACGCCAACAAGAATGGGGTTGCCGACAAGCGCGAAGGTAAGGATGTAGCACACAAGAAGCCTCTGTCTCGTGGCGGCACGAACAAACATGGCGTAAGTGTGCAGAGCCGCAAGCGTAACCGTGCGGCTGGTGGGGCGATGAGTAGCCCACGAAAAAAGCGTTAGTGCAACACTAACAAAAGACGCATCCGTAACAAACGGATGTTGCGATGGAGAACAAATTGGAAGTTTACGACAACAAGGCACTATTGTTGCGCCTCAAAAATCCGAAGAAGGTTACTACAGTCATCCCCCACAGCAAGGAACTGCCTGATAACAGGGTGGTCGTTAAATGGGGCGTAAACGAAACACACGCCTTAAAAAGCCTAAACATTAACGCGCCCTCACCAATACAAGGACGCTACGACTGGCCCGGGCAATATAAGCCATTTGAACATCAACGAGTTACAGCGTCTTTCCTTACGATGAACAAGCGGTCGTTTTGCTTCAACGAGCAAGGCACAGGCAAGACAGCGAGTGCTATATGGGCGGCAGACTTTCTTATGAAGCAAGGGCTGGTCAACCGAGTGCTGGTGATCTGCCCCCTGTCTATTATGGATTCGGCGTGGAAGGCTGACTTATTTAGTTTCGCAATGCACCGCACGGTGGACATAGCCTATGGCTCTGCTGAGAAACGCAGAAGGATTATCAATAACGGTGCTGAGTTCGTCATCATAAACTACGATGGTGTAGAGATTGTGGTGGACGACATAGCCAACAATAACTTTGATCTAATCATTGTGGATGAGGCTACACACTATAAGAACGCACAGACCAAGCGGTGGAAGACACTCAATAAGTTGGTCGGTGAAAACACATGGCTCTGGATGATGACAGGCACACCAGCGGCACAGTCGCCACTAGATGCGTATGGTCTGGCTAAACTGGTCAACCCCAATGCAGTGCCGAGGTTCTTTGGCTCTTTCCGCGATCAGGTTATGTATAAGGTAACGCAGTTCAAATGGGTGGCTAAAGAAAGCGCAACCGATACTGTGTATAGGGCTTTGCAACCTGCCATACGGTTTACCAAGGCTGAGTGTCTTGACCTGCCAGAGATGACTTATGTGAAGCGGCAAGTCGAACTAACTCGACAACAGAAAAAGTATTACGAAACACTGCGCAAACAGTTGGTTATGCAAGCCGCTGGCGAAGAGATAACCGCCGCTAACGCCGCAGTAAATATGAACAAACTCCTGCAAATATCATCAGGTGCTATCTACACCGATGGCGGCGAGGCACTAGAGTTCGACATCAAGCACCGCTATCAGGTTCTCAAGGAAGTCATAGATGAGACGAGCCAGAAGGTGCTGGTGTTCGTGCCGTTCCGACACACTATTGATTTGCTGACAGATAAACTACGCAAAGACGGTGTAACTACTGAGATTATTCGTGGGGATGTGTCTGCATCGAAACGGACAGATATATTCAGAGAGTTTCAGACCACCGATAATCCTCGTGTGCTGGTGATCCAACCACAAGCGGCGGCACACGGTGTCACGTTAACAGCCGCTAATACAGTGGTGTGGTGGGGGCCAACCAGTTCGTTGGAGACATATGCCCAAGCCAATGCGCGTGTTCACAGGTCAGGACAGACACACAAATGCACCGTCGTGCAGCTCCAAGGTTCTGTCATAGAGAAACATGTTTACGCACTATTAGACGACAGAATAGACGTACACACAAA